GATTTGAAAATAGGCCATACTTATTTATTTAAAGATAGGGATAGGTACAGTTCTTCGTATATAAAAGAATATGAAATAATTGATTTTAGTAAAACATCTGTTAAAATAACTAGAAAAGATTATAAAGATAAAAATCAAGAAATTGATTATATTTGGATATTGAAGAAAGATTTTGACAATGATTATGAAATAATAGAAGATCTTACTGCGGATGCTTAAAAAGGATAGGCTTATAAGGGAAATTGCTAAACGTAAAGGTTTAGATGAAAGAGTAGTTAAATTGATAATAGATTCCCAGTTTAAATTTGTACGGGATATTATGGCTACTAAAGAGGATTTACGACCAATACGTTTAAGGTATTTAGCAATGTTCGCTTTGAAACCTAGGTTTAAAGAAGGTAAAGTTTATAAGAAAAAAGAAGAGTTATAAAACAAATAGAACTTTTTGTGTAACTTTGAATATTTAATTACGTATTATTAAATAATTGCTTTTACCACTCCTAGTGTGTAAGTCTGCCCAATAAGAATTTAAAGCCCTGCGTACCACGTGGGGTTTTTGCTTAAATACAGTAAAATGAATAGAGATATATTAAATAAGTTTATGGGTACGGAATATTCTTTAGATACTGAGAATTTAAAGTTTAAAGAAATTGTACCAGTAATAGAAAAAATGGTAAGGGATTATCATACGGATGTTTACATGGAATTTGATATGACAGAAGATAATACTTATAAAGTATTGTTTGGGGTAGACGAACCTTTTATGTCAGACGGTAACTCTAAAAAAAGCCTTGCTATGGCTTCTTACGATATGATCGAAAAGTTTTTAAATTGGTATTCTAATCAAAACTAATGAAGAAATTATTTGATATAGAAAAAGGAAAAGTTGTACTTAATCCTACTACCCTTTGGGTACCTGAATTTAAAGCAATTTGGAATAGGGATAAAAAGAAAAATAAGGATAGGGCAATAGCAGAGATAAGTTACATTGTTTTTTTACATTCTTATCAATCTCCTTATCAAGCTTATTCAGAAAAAGAGAGGGAGAAAAAGGTATTACAAGATTTTTTTAAAGGAAATGAAAAATGGAAACCTGATGAAGTTGTAGAAGCAGCTATTAAAAAATATAAAGAATTACAAGATTCTGTTTCTTTGAGACTATTAAGATCTACTAAACTAGCTTTAGAAACTATTGAGGAGTATTTTAAAACTGCAAATCCAGAGGATATTTCTACAATAGTTAAAAATGCTAAAGAATTAGGAAATCTTGTGCAATCTTTAGATAAATTAGAAAAACAAGTACAAAAAGAACAATTAGAAAATGCTAGTATTAGAGGGTCTTCTGAAGCAGGTTTGTTTGAATTATAGTAGAATACACCATCCTTTTTTATTTTTAGTGGTTTTGGTGATTTTAAGTATAGTTGTATATATAATGAGTGTAAATGAAGATGATGATAGAAATGGATATATCTAAATACTTAGGTGTAGGAGCAGTTATTTTAATTACTCTTGCTGTTTATGGTATTAGTGTATGGTTAGAAGCAAAAGCTAGAGATAATTATTTGAAGAGAAAAGAACAGTCTAAGCAAGAATAATGGAACAATTTGTGGGAGCCTTAGTAGCTACGATAGTATTCTTAGTTTTATTAAGAATATTGTGGAATATGGGGGAATATAAAGAAGACGTTTAAATAATATGGCTAAATTAAAAATAACTAAAAATAGTAATAAATTTAGGCAAGCCGCTTTATATTATCAAAAATACGGACAATATACGTTTGCTCCTCCAGGTACTTCAGAGTATATAAAGTATTGGACTGAAGAATTTGAAAGGTGCAAATATGGGTATACTGCACCCGATGGTGATCGTATATCTGGTTATTATTATTTCTACTTAAATTATTTTCCTATAGATCTTATTAAAGAAATAGAGGTAGAAGTAGGAAAAGGGGTTACAAGTATGCGTGCACAGTCTGTTAGAGATTTTCCTAGATTTTATGATTATGATCGTTTCTTTTTTGAAGCAGAAGAAGAATGCGAGGAATTTGGAAAACACCTTCTTGTTTTAAAGGCACGTAGGAAAGGTTACAGTTATAAAATTGCTTCTATGCTTATACGTAACTATTATTTCTTTAGAGAATCTAAAGGATATGCTCTAGCGGCCGAAACAGAATTTCTTATTAAAGACGGCATACTTACAAAGGCTTGGGATGGTATGGATTTTCTTGATCAAAATACTGCTTGGTATAAAAAGAGGCAGGTTAAGAGTACTATGCTTTGGCGCAGGGCTTCTTTTTTACAAAAGGACGATACTGGAGTAGATATAGAACTTGGTTATAAATCTGAGATAATGGGGGTTACTTTAAAAAATGACCCTCAGAAAGCTAGGGGTAAAAAAGGTAAACTTATTATATTTGAGGAAGCCGGTAAGTTTCGTAATTTACTACAAGTATGGCAGATAGCCAGACCCTCAGTAGAACAGGGTTCGCATGTATTTGGTACCATGATTGCATTTGGAACTGGCGGAACCGAAGGTGAGGACTTTGAAGGGTTAAAAGAATTGTTTAGTAGGCCCAAAGCGTATAATTGTTTAGAGCTAGATAATATATGGGACGAAGATAATATAGGTCAAAAATGTGGGTTTTTTGTGCCACAGTATGCTAATTTGGAAGGCGTATATAATAATCCCGATGATCCTGAAGATCCTTATAATGGTATTCCTTTTATGGATGAAGATGGTAATACCAATGTAAGGGTTGCTAAAAAATATATTTTAAATGAACGTGCAAAGGTAATTAAAAATGCTACAGATAAACGAGCTATAGATAGGCACATAGCAGAACAGCCTATTATTCCCGCTGAAGCAACTTTAGATTTAGGTACTAATATTTTTCCAAAAGCAGATTTACAAAGGCATTTAGCATTTATTAGAAATAACGAAAAGGTAAAACAATATAAGCAAGTAGGGGAACTTTATTTTGATAATGACGGTTTAATAAAGTGGATGCCTGTAGATCCTCTAAAAGCTAGAGATATAACAAGGTACAGGTTAGATCCACAAGATGATCCTAGGGGACAAATAGTTATATGGGAACACCCTGTTCCAGATGCTCCTTGGGGACTTTATATAGCAGGTACAGACCCTTATGACCATGATAAATCAGGTACTAATTCACTTGGCTCTACTTTTATTTATAAACGTTTTATGGCTGGGGAATATTATACTGAAACAATAGTAGCAGAATATACAGGTAGACCTGATACGGCAGCAGAGTATTATGAAAACGTTAGAAAACTCTTAATGTATTATAATGCAACGTTATTGTATGAAAATGAAAAGAAAGGACTTTTCTTTTACTTTGAAAAAGTTAATGCTACTTATCTTTTAGCAGATCAACCAAATGATTTAATTGGAGATATAATTAAAGATTCTAAGGTTGACAGAAAGAAAGGTATACATATGAACCAGCATATAAAAGACTGGGGAGAGGGGGCTATTAGAGACTGGTTGATAGAAGAATATGCTCCTGGTAAAAAGAACTTAACTAAGATAATGTCAGAACCTTTATTAGAGGAACTCATAGCCTACAATGATAAAGGCAATTTTGATAGGTGTTTAGTTGCAGGTACAAGTATAAGTACTATAAACGGTTTTAAACCTATAGAGTATATTGAAATAGGAGACAGTGTTATAACCCATACTGGAAAACTTCAAAAAGTAACAGCAGTAGGAAATAGGATTCCAGAAGAGAAATTATTAAAATTTAAAATAACAGGTTCTTACGAACCTTTAGTAGTTACTGAAAACCATCCTATATTAACAGCTTTTGTAAAAACTAAAAAACATAATACTAGGAAAAAGGTTTTAAATAATATCGGATTCAAAGAGGCAAAAGAGTTGAATTATAAATACCAGTTTGTACTTTTACCTAAAAGAAAACAATTATTAAAAAATAGGTATACTGATGATTTAATGTATTTATTAGGATGGTATATTTCTGACGGATATGTTAATGAAAAAACTAGAAATATATCTTTTTGTTTGCAGCATAATCAAGGGGAAATGGCAATAAAACTTGCTAGGATACTAGATGAAAATAGTATAGGAGAGTTTAGAGAATACAATAATAGAAAATATATTGCTTTTCCAGCACAAATAAAAAAAGAAAAAGGGTATATAAAAGTAACGAAAACTTCGGAACAGTTATCTAAATTTCTTTTAGAACATGGGGGAAAACCTAAAAATAAAATACTTTCTTCTTATATTTATAATTCTTCTAATACTTTAATGTTGTTAGTAGGATTTTTAGAAGGGGACGGGCATCAAAAGCTAAATGTTAAATACGATGGGTATGAAAGAGAAATTATAGAGATTTCGGGAATATACAAAAATTTGATCAAACAAATCAGACAATTACTTATAGATAACAATATATGGTCTTCTATGAGATATATTTCAAATAAAAACAAAAAAGGAAAACCGCAATATTCCTTAAGTATTTCTAGAAAATATATTAATAAAATTGCTTCTAAATCTTTAAAATTCAAGAAGGTTAAAGAAATTAATAAAGTAGAAAAAAATTATCAACTAGAAACTCCAGATGGTTTTTGGACTCCTATTAAACTAATAAAAGAACTGGAGCCTATAAAAAGTAGAGTTTATAATTTTGAAGTTACAGGTGACAATTCTTATATAGCCGGGGATATCGCCGTACACAATTGCATGGCTTTCATGCTTGTTACTATGTATAGACAACAATTACATAATGTAC